GTTCAACAAGGCTTTCGGCCAAGGTCCATCTCCTAGAAGCAGGGACTACTTATTCTTCCCGTTCAATAACAGAATGTATGAGGTTGTCTCTGTTATGTTTGCAGATGAGTTCAACAGAAGCTTAACATATTGGAGAGTTCAACTTAAGAAGTATGAGGATAGAACCTCTAGCATTCACACTGACGATGTTGTCGAACAAACTGTTGATGATTTAGTTGTCGGTGTAGAAGAAGTATTCGGAGAAGAGATTCAAGAGGAGTATGAGAAGGTTACAAAACCACAACAGTACAAGACTGTATTTCATGTTGTACAAGACGGAATCAGATCAGCCATTCACAAGAAGCTAAAGATTGCTGACATAGACTTAAGAAATAGGTGGACTGTTGTTTCTAGAAACTACTATGACCTAACAACAGCAGGTGACAAAGTAGAACAGCAGGATGGTTCATATGCGTTCGAGTTTGATGAAGCTATTATTTACAACCTAAACTCTTCATTAGCGCCTGACAACAACTTAGCTTATACTGGATGGTTTAAGCCCGTTCTTAACACTACCTTTGCTAATACTCACCAGACTATAATAGATGGCTTAGATGGTGATAAAGGCATTATGGTAGAAACATCTAGAACTGAGTTTAGAGTAACACTTAACGATCAAGTTTATACGTATGATTTTGGTGCTATAGACGATCAGAGTAATCCATTCTTCGAGGCTACAGATACAATGTGGTTCTCTATGGTCATCAACATAAGTAATCAATACAACGAGATGTCTGTAAATATTTACAGGCTAAACGATGAGGTCAACGAAGGTTTACCACAAAATGCGCCTAATAGGCTAGAACTTATGTTCAATGAAACTACTACTATTCCAGCTGGCTTAACTTGGGAAACTGATAAGCAGTATGCACTTAGAGGCGGTTACATGTATATGACTAACATTAGAATCTTTACTAAAACTATAGGAGCCGAACAACACGCAAACGTATTACAGCAGTATGTTGTTAGAGATTCACACCTTAACATTTTAACTGACAACGCTATACCAAGCATCATGCTTAGAAAGTATAGCCAAGGCAGATAATTTAATCTATATTCTCTTAGTTTGGTAACTAGGGATATATAGAATATAATATCATAATATGAGCGAGAAGAAGAAAACAATCTCTGAACAAGCTGACGAGATACGAAAGGAGTTGGACGATTTAATAGGCGGAGGAGGCGATGAGCTTGATATAGATTCAGATCCTACTGATTTGCCTATGATGAATCAACCGTTGATGCCATCGGTAAACTACACTGAGATGAAGGGCAAGGCTAGTAAGCAAGCTCAAAAGACTATCACCAGTTTGATGAAGTTTTATCTTGATGCAGATATTATCGAGAAGGACGAGTACATCGCAGCTAAGAAGAAGATGGACGAGATGACGATGGCTTCTCTCATCTATCAGCTACAAGCTGGCGAAAGAGCTTTGACTACTCTACTTGAGACTATCGACGGCGGTGAGCTAGCTCCAAGAATGTTTGAAGTTTTGGCTACTCTACAAAAATCAATGCTCGATATCATTAAGTCACAGACCATGTACTTGATGGCAGCTGAAGAGGCTACTAAGAGAATAGCTCGTGATGTTGAGATTTATAACAAGAGAGTTGGTGATGCCGAAATAGAAGAAGCTGGAGGCAGTGATAACTCAAATATTATGAGAGGCACAAAAGACCTAATGGCACAAATTCAAGCCGGTATTGCCAAATCAAGTGGAGATATAGAAGATGCTGAAATAGAAGATATTGAAACTTAATGAGCGATTACGTTGGAGATAATAAATGGATTCCAAAGGGAGAAAGCTCTGTAGACTCAGAAAGAATCATATGGTCAACAAAGCAGATCAATGACCTTATGCTTGCTCTTGATCAGGGTTACAGACCCAAGGTCAAGATGCCTTTCTATGAAGGTAAACAATTCTTGAAGAAGGGTAACATCGTCTTCGAGTACACTGATGAAGAGATAGCTGAGTTAGCCAGATGTGCTGCTGATATCAATTACTTTGCAGAAAAGTATGCTGTCGTCATGACTGACGAGGGCATTCAAAGGTAAAGCTTCGTGATTACCAAAAGGTCATGCTTAAGAACTTTCAGCATGATAGGTTCAACATCGTTTTGGCATCTAGATAGATGGGCAAGACAGTTATAGCATCTATCTTTAATGCATGGTACTTAACTTTTCATAATGATAAGAATACGCTGTTGCTTGCTAACAAGAGCGAGACGACTAAGGAAATCATAGATAAAGCTAAGGTTGTTATTGAGAACTTACCTTTCTTCATGAAGCCCGGTATCATTAAGTATGATGTCATGAACGTTAAGTGTGACAACGGATGCCGATTGGTTGGTCAGGC